TCATTTAAATTGATTATTTATTCATGGGTCAATTTAAAATCTCGATTGGATATAACGACGCATTCATCCCAAGTACCCATTCCAGTAATTGATAAACGCGCTAAATTTCCTGCATTACTGCAAACCACTTTATATGTAGACCGATTTACAAGAGCAGTGACATTTCCAATATTATGATAAGAATATAGTCCTCCATCAGCTATGACCAAACCGCAAAAATGACTGCTGTCTATTATGGATGTTGCAAATACTTGTGTATATTTTCCTTCATTGGTAATTTTTTTGATGTATACATTACTGATGCAGCTGCTAACGATTGCTAAATTACTATTGCATAGAAAAAACCAGGTACTTTTTTTGATACCTGGTCCTCCCTATTCCTACTGCTTCTTTTGCTTCTTTTTTGCTGCCTTATTCCAATTCGTCCAATCCTCTCCGGTATACAATGCCTTTCCATTTACCTTAAGCTGTTTAAGGACATTCTGGATATCTTCTCTACCTTTTCTGTCGGCTGCAATCCATAAAGGCTTATAATGCCTTGTAATGGATGTTTTAATCGAACCTGCAGCCTCTTTCTTGGTCTTTCCTTCATCCACTTTACTTTTTACAATGGCATCTGCCATCTTTTTAAAAGGATCCAGAGATTTAGCATTTTTGTTATCATACTGGCCTATTGCTGCCAGAAGATCCGAATTGCTATAGAGTGTTACACTGCTGCTGTCCTCTGCTGCGTCCTGATCCGTCAGGATATCTCCATACAGGCTATCCGGTTCTGTTTCTGCCTCTTCTTCCCAGTCTATATCATCCCCAGAGCCTTCAAGTTGCTTAATTCTTGCATCTATGGCTGACTTAACCAGTTTAGGCGCATACCCCTGAGCTGTCAGCTGCTCTGCTGTCTTTTCGTATGTCTCCAGATCATAGGCTTCTTTTGCCTGGGCTGCCGCATCAACAAGCGGATTCACTGTGGTTTTAGTTATCAGCTCTGATTTGATGATGGTCTTGATTTTTTTTGTAATGGTATCGTTATCGATGCCAGCCTTATTAAGATCCGTTTTGATTTTTTGCTGGAAGTCCTGATCTCCGCTTCTATGTGCCTGCACCATCATACCAACATACATATTCAAGTTCTGCTTGCTTCCAATATCGTACTTCTGTTTTAACCAAGCATAGTCTGCTTTTCCTCCTATGCTATCAAATATCGTATCCGCTACAGCTCCCATATCACGTGTAAGACCCTTAATCGGGATACCTGTTAATTTACTTGCCATCTGAGCAGAATATATCGCCACATACTGCGGTGTATATTGACTGTTTCCCTCTCGTAACTGATCGATACGATTCCAGGCATAATACAGATCCTCAATGCTTGCTAAATCTGCACGCTTAGGAGAATATCCGGCCATCATAGAGAAAACTTCTTTTACGTATGGTACATTATTTAAGAGATTCATGTTGTCCCAAAAATTGGATTCTACGTTTTCTTGGTACTTCTCCTTAAGGTTCTTATCGCGATCGTTATCGCGCATCACATCAACCACTGATGCCGCAAGCGCTGTGAAAATGTTAGTCATTGTAAATACGGTCGCCGCTCTTACAGCCATTTTCCGAGAACCCGGTTTGCCTGTTTTTAAATCTACAGCCGCCCGATATAACATATCATACGTCTTTAGTGGTTCTGCCATAAAACTTGTTATTAATTTATTAAAATCTTTCTCGCTACGCATGATCTGCGTTCTATGCAATACAGAATCAACAACCTGAGTCTTATCTACCACTTCACCAAAGCGTTTACCTACCTGGGTGTAAAACTCCTCTGAACCTTCTTTTAATTCTGGATGCTGATCTTTACACTCAAATTCGCAAGCTCTCCAAAGGCGATTCCAAGCTAACTCATCGCCTTTCTCTGCCAGGATCATAGTGCTGTTCACAAACCTCTGCTTTGCGCTGTCTGTATTAAACATGATGTCTTTCATCTGGCGGCTAGTATCCATCCGATAAAATCCCCAGTCTTTCCACTGCGCAATCGGTGCATATTTGCAGATTAGGTCCCACTGTCCTTTCTTGGTAATGGTAAAAGCACCTTGCGCTAAATACTTGGGACTTATCTCCATGGAGGCTCTGACATACGCTGTAGGCTGCTGAATGGCCACGCGAAGATTTCCAGCAACTGATGCTGCTTTCATGTTGGAAAATAGCTTATCACTAATGCTTCGTTCCTTATTAATGCTACCGTTTAGATCCAACACCAGTTTGTTGATATAATCATTTCCCTCTTTTCCAAATGTCCTCTCTATCTCTTCTTTGATAGATGATCCAAACTCTGTTGTTCCTCTTGCGTCCTTATAGTTGTACACCTTATTAAGATCCGACAGCGGAACCACATAGGCGTTATATGTACTCATGTTATCAATCTGGCGGCTAAACACATCAAAGATGTCCTCAATAATCAATGGATTATTCGCATATGGGGTTGTGCTCTTGGTGATTCCCATGTTCTTAATAGTTGCCTCTTTATTTCCCGCATCTCCCTGCCTGGTTGCCACATAGTTTTTATCTGTGCTAATTGGGAAGTAGTTCTTTGCTGTGAATTTTTCATAACCATACATGTCCATGGTTACTTCATTTCCCCAGGCTGCGCACTGATCTCCCATAAACTGCTGCAATCCATCCGCAAGAGCACGCTGCGCCGGTGTTAAAGTCTTTGTAATCGTTGCTACATCTGCCTCTGTAACCTTTACAGGGCGATAGTTCTTTTTTATCTGGGCCGGTGTATAAGTTTTCCCTTCCAGTTTGGCTTTTCCAAGTACCGGCGCCTGCTTAATACCACCTTTTCGATCGTACATATGTCCTCTGGCCTGGCTTCTTTTATTTAACTCATACAGCGACATCACCTGGGCTACAGTAAGATCAATCTCACCTCTCGAAGTCTTAAAATGCTGTGTCTTGGCATTTAATCCCGTCCATTCACGCAATTCTTTAGGCTTGATTCCATACTTATCCACAATATCATCCACATACTCCTGAGCAGATCTCAATTTTTCTGTCTTTTTATCCAGTCCGCTACGCAATGCATCATAGGTGGACTTCATGTTGTCTCCCATTTTTCCAAACATGGTCTGCGGATCCAGCATGTCATAATTCAACATTTTATCTCCCATTCCCGCAGGTCCTACATACTCCACCTTATTCCGTCTCTGCTCCAGATCCCTAAACACTCCATCTGCCAGAATACTCAGTTCTCCAGATTTTTTGTTGCTCTTAAGATCATTTACTTCTGTTATAGCTTTTTTCATGGCCATAACTGTCTTTTTAAGCTCACCCATGCTATATGCATCCAAGTTATCCAGTTTATCAATTCCCTTTGTTTTTTCAATTAGTTCCTGAATGCGCTGTGCAATATCTGGGTCAATATCCATGGTCATGGTATCACCAGTCTTCTGGTCCACATAAACACCGCCATTATCCAGAATCTCCTTAAATGCATCCTGGGCTGCTTTCCAGTCTTCTTTTCGCTGGGTCTTGATCTCACTATTCTCATCATTTGGAGAAAAATCAATGTTGTTCAGGAAAGCCGCTACAGATTGTCTCAGTCCCTCTGGAATATGCTTTGAATCAGTCGGTTTCAGCAACCAATTCTGTAATTTTTTTCTTTCTTTGATGATCTGTCTCTTATCTTCCCTTTTCTGCTGATTCTCCCGCAATGACTTGATCCGCTCTTTGCTCCTCTGCTGCATGGCAGCCAATTCCTGGTTCTTGCTGTTTCGCAGATCATCCATCCTTTTTTTATAATACTCCCTCTGCTCTTTTCGCTCTGCTTCTGTGAGGTTTTTATACTGTTCTGCCAGGCGTGCGCTTTCTTCAAGGTTCTGCTTTTTAATCTGTTTAAGGCTTTCATCATACTTTGATTTCAAATCATTTTTATAGTCTCTTATCTTCTGCTGATACTGCCAGCGCAATTTTTGCATCTGAGCCTCCTTTTTATCAGCAAACGTCGCACTTGGTTTTCGCACATCAAAATACGAATCTAAAATTTCTTGACCGATCATGTATGACATTTCTTCCATATCAGCAGCATACGGATTTATAACTTGCGGAGCTGTTTCATCTAAAAATGCTGCTACTTGTTTCAGTCGGTCAGCTGGATGTGTTATGCTCAAAGGGAATTTTTCAGGATCTGCCGGGTTTAATGTATCTGTATAAAATGAATCTATTGATACTCCATCAGCTCCCAATTTCATCCTTCCAAAATTATGTCTTCTGAAATCATTATATCCCCCTTCAGATGCAAGATCAGGTTTATCTTGATCCGAAATTGAGATTTTTGTATTCTTTATCAAGTCTCGCACATCTTTATATCTTTCAGTCTGTTCTGTTTCCACCGATTGTGACTTTTTCAAGATGCTTTTACCCATACTGGTAGCTGCTTCTGTAATGGCTTGTCCATCCACCTGATCAGCACCACGGATATACTGATAAAGCTTAGACAGGTTTCTTTCCAATGTTTCACTCGGATATTTGCTACCATACTCTTTCAAAATATTCCTTGCAACTTTTTTGATATCCTCAGTCCGCACTGCATCCTTGTCTGTCAACTTAAACTGCTGTTCCAGAAGATCATTCGCCTGCTTTAAAGCTTCATTTTGGTCTTGCAATGCCTGAATTCTACGCTCAGTCATAGTATCGTCTACATCATCCAGCTGATATCTAATGTCCGGATCATTCGTAGGTCCTTCATTTGTTACATTCTTTATCTGATTAGGCTCAAAAGCAACTGTTTCTGTCGGCACCACAATTCCATCATAATCCGTCTTATTTACTTTGTTAAAAAGCTTTACTGCCTCCGCAAAATCACCAATACATGTTGCGTTAATATCCTGAAGCATTTCAAAGTCATCTTTTCCATAGATATCATTTGTTACACTTGTTACTGTAGCATCATACCCATAATTATCAATTCCGTAGTCTTCATTTTTAGCAACTGCCTGAACAAATTTTCTAAGCTGAGATTTTGTAATATCATTTGTGCCTGCATGAATGGGATTTTTGATATTCAGGTATACTTTATAGTTGTTCCCATATACCCCCGCCTGATTACTACTATCGCTAAAATAAAATCCCTTGCCAAAATACGCTGATGATCTGGCTTTCTTTCTATCAAATACTGTAAACTCATTTGGTGATCCATGATACATTACTTTCAGATTCCCATCTTCTGTAACAATCTTTGAATCTTTAAAAAATTCCTTCTGCTGATCTGTAAGGTTGTTTCCTTCACTATCAACATCCTGTAACTGGAAACGAGTCTTGCTTTTTTCTGTAACTGGTTGTATATTGTCCTTAGTAGCAGGAGTAATGACGCTATACGTTTCGGACGTTCTGTACGGGTCAGTTTTTTCTGGCATTGTAAGCGTAGTGGATACACTCCTGCTATTTTTATTTTCCCATGCATACATTGTGTGCAGCTCAAGCATTCCTTTCTTGCTTCTAACGTATTCTACGGCAACATTTTTTCCATTAATATCCTTCTCGAATTTCAGAACTGGTTTTCTATCTTTGGAACTGGTTGTATTTTCTACCTTATCGTAGCTTGATATAATTTCCGGAAGTCTTGATAGTATCTCCGGCGTTACCGGTGTCTGCCCTCTCGCTCTTTCTTTTTCTGGATTGCTATGGCTGTCTTCAAACTCGCTTGTAATGGCAACATTTAAATTTTCTGTATTGACTCCTGTGTCTTTGTAAATCCGTTGCGCGAGCTCTGGACCTATTTTTCCAATATATAATCTCGCATATGGTTTTTTGTGGACATGATCGCGGTAAAAATCTGCAATATCTTGTTTTGTGTTGCATATTATGATACTGTCGTTATTTTTCCACCAGCCTTTTTCTTTCTCTCCGTATTCCTCAAATCCAAACTGATTTAATTCATACTTGCTGCTTTGCATGATGTTATCCGCTCTTTCTTTACCTGCTTTATAGTCCTTGCTGCCTTGCTCCAGACCAAGCAGCCAAGCATAGCGGGCATCTTCATACATCTGTACATCCTGTTCCAGATTCTTTGCTGCTGCGCGGGTGCTGCCGGTTTTGATCAGATTCTTGATCGAATCGATCACATCTGACAGGAAATCAATGATCTTCTGGGCTAAGTTGCGATCTTTTTTTACTACCTGGTCGATAAAATCCGGATCGTTCAAGAATTTCTGTGTCGCATCTGCGGCAATCTCTTCCATTACCTGCTGACGGGTGAGGTCTTGCCCGGCATCCTTATAGCGGTTGGTGTATGACTCTACCAAATCTTCCCAGGCTTTTCCGGTTGCCTTCATCTGCGCTTCTGTCACGATTTCCTGATACAGGCGGTAAGATTCTGGGGCTGTATCTTTAATAAAATGTGTCAATTCGTGAGAAAGAGATCCGTTAAAATCCTCGGAGTTGATGTTTATGGTTATCTCTCCCGGTTTATATGATGCTGTTGCATTCTCTTGGGAAAGGTTGTCTACCAGGTTAATCTTAATGCCTGTTTTCTTTCCTATATGCTCTGCTACATTGCGCTGATCCTGTGTTGCATAGTCGGATACAGTGCCTAAACCGCCCTCTTTGGGCTGTCCCTGTGTGTACTGAGGTTTAATCTGGTTATCTAGATTATAATCCTGGATGCCGGCACGGTAGGCAGCTTCTATCTGCTGATCGGATAAAAGAGACATTAAAGCCGAGTGAGTAGCTGTGTCCAGATCGATCTGATTGTAACCTGCATCATAAGCACGCCCAAAGGCTTTATTATACGCCGAAACATCCACAGATCCATCATATGTATTGACCAAAGCCTCACCACCGTTCTTTCCATATCCTGAACGGTACTCTTTCGCCTCCTGAGTGTCTGTAACCGGATTCTGTACATTGTCTGCTGTTTCGTGTACATTTTCCGTAGGATTCTGTACATTTTGTGTTTGAGGTTCAGCCTGGTTCTGCTCTGTATTCTGTTGTACATTTTCCTGCGTTGGCTGCTCTCCTTGCACTGACCAGTCTTCCTGTACCGGCTCTTCTTCCTGCACTGGCGGTTCTTCCTGCACTGGCTCTTCTTCCTGCACTGGCGGTTCTTCCTGCACCGTTTCTTCCTGTACCGGTTCTTCTTTCATCTGATTCTGTGTATCCTGAAATCCTTCATTCGCATCCGAACCTGATGACTGTTCTGCCTGTACACGATCAAACCATTCCTGCATACGAATGTCATATTCAGCTTTGTCTCGATTCTTAATAAATTCTTTGTTTTTCTGCCGCTCTGCATATTCTTTAGCAAGCTGCTGTAAATCTACCGCCTCTTTCCAGCTTTCCTCATTCTGATAGCTGCTTCTGTCTGTATCAATTCCTTCCGAATAATCCCTGTAATCAGGGTTTAATCTGCTTCCGTAGTCTGCTAGTCTTCTATTATTCTCAGTATTTCCAAGGATCTGACCACCAGCTCCCATGATTCCACCAGATACAGCACCTCCCAATCCCGACATAGCTACATTTTTCAAAAAATCTTCAAATGCCCTGTTCCTAGCCTCACTTTCACTGAATCCTTTTGCTTTATATATTTCATATTCTTGGTTATATTGAGACAATTCTCCCATAATAAGTTGATCAGATATCGTGTTAGCAATTTCTGTAAATACTTCTTCCGACCCTTCCGTCACTGCCTGTTTTGCAACATTTTTCAAAAATTCTCTTACACCCTTTCCAGGATGTGTCTTAAATTTTTCAAGTCCCTCCAACGAAAACTTTTCGAAAAATGCCTCTGCTGCTGCATTTGCCGCTCCCAGCTCTAATGACTGTTGAATGTTGCCTCCGCGTTCAGCAGCATCTTTCGTTGCGGATAATCCTGCTCCTCCTGCGGCTGCTGCTAATCCTACCGCTCCCATAGGCAACCGTCCAATGTTTTCCGCCATTGACATACCCGTTCCCACTGCAAAATTTCTTATATTTTCATTAGGGATAAGTGTGGTAAGACTTTCGTTTTCTGATACCCCTTTTTGAAATCCTTCGTTTAATACGCTGGTCGTAAACATAGGATCGTTCGGATCTATATTATCTTTATCGCCATTTGCAGCACTCCATCCATATTTTGCAACCATTGCCGGATATGCCGCCATTGTTGATGTTGCTGTCAATGCATCTGCCACTACCCCTGCAACTGGATGTTTTTTTGCAAAGTCCTGCGCATTAGCCTTGATATCAGTTGCACTTCTTTCATTTAATACAGCTTGCAACGAATCAATGTATTTTTCCGCAGCTTGTGGACCAAATTTCCCGTTCAAATAATAATATACATTTTTTTCATCGTCATTCATCCAATCATTTGTAGCCTTGGATGATCTTCTTAATGCCCGCCTGTCTTTACTTAAATAATCAAGTGGCGTAAATACCTGAATTCCTGATACGGCATTGGGTTTATTTTTTCCGTTTTCAACCTGTTCTTTGAAATCATCCATTTCAGGAATGTCAGTATATTTAATAAAAGAGCCACCATAATCAACACCAACTTTATTTCGTTCTGCCTGCTGTTTATTTAACTCCTTTTTTTCATCTAACTTTTTCTTCTTATAATCTTTGATAATCTCCCTATCATACTGTTCATCATACTGATTTTCAACATTATTCCAATCAATTCCGCTTTCTTTTTCTTCCTTATCGATTTTGTTCTTTGCTTTTTCCCATATCTGTTGCTCTTGCTGGCTTTTTTTATATTCTTTATACTTTTTTATTGCATCTGCCATAGGAATAGCACTTTCTGCTACCTTTTCGCGATCACTACGTATAAAATCTGTCATGGCAGTTGTATGTTGCTTTGTAGCTTCAATACGTATTTTTTGTGCTCTTTCTTCGTTTTGCTTTTTTCTTACAGCTTCTGCCTCTTCCCTTTGTTTCCGGTCTCTTTCCTTTTTTTTATTTAACATTGTACGCAGTTCACTGTATTCCTCTGCTCCGCCTCCTTGTGAGGCATAGCTTCTTTCTCCAGACACATTTCTTAGCGGATCATTATCCTCATTATCAAATTTAGGATGATATCCCTCCATTGCCTTCTTCTTTTTCAGTACACTGGATAACGTAGTAGCCACTTTCTATGCCCCCTATTCTTCGGTAATCTTTTTCAGTACTCTCAGACCCTTATCATAATCTCCACCAGCCTGGGTCATAACTTTTTTAATCTGGCTATCTGTAAGACTTGGATATTTATCAGCGATATACTCAATCACATACGAATCGTCATAATAATTAATGCCATGACCATCTTTCGCATTAAGGAGCTTCTTCGCATCTGCCACATAGTTAGACAGGTCCGTTGCAGAGCTAGAAGTTTTCTTGCTTGATTTACCACCGCTTTTACTTCCTCCACTGCCTCCGGATGCTTTTTTAGCCAGTGATGCCGCCAACTGCTGTCTCTGCAATTCCAGCTGCAATGCATCCTGCTGTTTCTGATAGTCAAACTGTGTCTGCCAGTTCTGCTGTGCAAGTGCATCCTGGGTCTTCTGGTATGCGTACTGTTCCGCCCACTGCTTTGCTGAAAGATCAGTCTGATACTCTCCGAAGTCCTGGTTATAAGAGTTGTCGTAGCGGCCTGCGTAGTAATTCAAATCATTGTAGTAGTCGTTTACACTGTCACGATACCGGCTGTAATCAATGTTGTCCTGGTTGTTGACGGCATTGAGTTTGTTATACATTTCCTGACCTTCATTGAGGTACTGATTGTATACTCTGTCATAGATGTCTAAGGTCTTATCACCCAGCTGGCTTAAGTAATTGTCATAGGCCTGCTGACCTGCGGCCTGGGCGTATGTGGAGCCATATCCTCCGGTTGCTGCTGTTGCTGCTCCCATGGTATCCCTCATGGCTTTCTGTCCCTGCTGGATATACTGTTCCCGGTAGTTTTTATACAGATCTGAATCATATACACTATTCGTGTCAAATGACTTCCTGTTTAATATATTATCAATGATCCCATCAATTGTTCCTTGATACTTGCTATAGTATTCATCCGGCTTATTATTTTCAATTTCATCCAATCGATCAGCATAATCCGTTGTCCGTGCAGATGGCGAAAACTTTGCATAGTTATAATCCGTCAAGTATGTAGCCGCCGGATGTCCCGGTCCGGTCTTGCCATCATCGCTCACCGGTGTAATTGTTACGTTCTGATTCTGGTTGTTGGCATTACTCTGCTGCCCCGCAGCCTGTGATTTCTGAGACTGCTGCTGCAATGACTTCAATAGCGACATATTTTGCTGTGCAGTTCCGCTGTATCCAGTAATTCCATACTGAGATGCAAGGTTTTTTCTGGCGCCGTAAGAGCTGTCCATGTTACGGCTTTTCAAATAATCAACAATAGATGCAACTGCCATACTTATTCCCCTTTCTTATCTTCCGGCTGGTCCTTAGTCTCAGATTCCATTCTTTCTCCATTTTGGAGCATTCGATTGATTGTAAGCAGAATCCCTGCCTGTGTTACTCCCTCAACTTTTAACTGATTTAATGCGATCAGTGCTGTATTAATATCACTTTCTTCAAAAACAATCTTCACTAAGCTGCCTCCTTAAGCTCTTTTAAAACTTTTTCCAATTCTTTGATTTCCTTTTGCTGCGCCTTTATTGCTCCGGCAAATAATACGCTGTTGTTTCCATATGGAATTGATAGGTATTCTTCGGAATGATCTACCAAAGGAAGATTTGTTCCAAGTTTTTTCTGAAGTGCATCCAGCTCCTGGGCAATCAATCCCATTGACCTTTGATCAGAATCTTTAAACTTAAAAGTAACTGGTCTCATTCCCAAGACTAAATTTAAGGCTGTTTCATCCGGAATCTCTTTGATATTTTCCTTCAATCTCCTATCTGATCTTTCATACAATGTTTCGCATGACACATCGCCAGATACCGTTACTGTATTTGCAGTCAGCGTTCCACTGACATCCGCATTCCCTGATATTCGCATATAATTTGTATACAGAAGTCCCTGTGTAGTGATCGTGTCTGCATAGGTTATGGCATCTACACTCACTGCGCCTGAAGATGATACTTTAAACTTATCATTTATATTGATAGATCCACCATTGATCGTTCCACTAAATGAAGCCGTTCCATCTTTGTATAGCTTGAAGTTATTCGTATCAATAACTAGATATCCTGTCTTAAATGTAATAGCATCTGATGTTGCTGATATTTCTGAACACAGTTTATCTTTGCTCACTTTCAATGCAATCTGACCATTCAACACCCTGATGCTAGTTTCCGTGCTTTCTTTCAGATTGGTAAACTGGCTGATAAATCCATTCATAGTTACTTCCAATTGACTAATGGATTCATCTGTTTCCTGGTACTTAAGAAAAGAATCTTTTGTAAAATTGTCTTCCGGAGTTATATTGCTCAAGCTATATCTAAGCTGTTCATTCAACATTTGGATATAGCTATAAACTTTTTTCATATTTTGATCTTGCCCACCTAACGCAGGCATATTAAAGCTTGACATCTCTCACCTTCTTGATCTGCTCTTTTAATTTGTTTATTCTTTTCTGATTCTCCTGTATTCCTTTTGCGTACAACGCACTATAAGCCACATACGGCAGTTCTAAATATTTACCCGACCGATTTACCCCTAAAGCATTTTTTCCGTTCTCCTGTGTCAGGTAGACGTCCTGTGCAATATATCCTATCGCCCTATTGCCTGAATCTCGAAAAGAATACGATACCGGTATCAGTCCAGCAAAATCCGCTTTCTCAATATCTTTAATACATTGTTTTTTCCTTTTGTCTGACGTGTACCGCACCTTCCGGCAGTTCAGATTTTCAGATACATAAAGTTCGCTGCATGTAGCTGCTTTCCCGATAACGTTGATATAATCATCATCATTGTAAATTTCCATATTTGCAGCCACGATAGCTCTAGCAGGATTTAATGTAGTTGTAGTCAGAGCATCATCTATGTACACATCGCCAGAAGAAGACACCGTAAAACGGTTATTGATATTGATAGATCCACCTGTTATGTTTCCTGAAAAATATGCATTTCCTAGCTTATCCAATTTCATGTTTTCTGCATCAATAACAAGATGTCCGCTGGTAAGCCGGATATATTCCCCATACATCTCCATTCTGGTAAGCATTTCATTGACAACATCGCCTGTTGCTACCAACAACTGAATACTTTCCGAAGACTGGGATAACTTAGTCTGTACAGATGAGGCATAATCATCATATTCAATGTTCAGCGTATCCGTTGAAAACTGGATTTTTCTTACTTTGTTGTTTCTATCCGTAATAGAATTTAAAACATCATTTGAAATGTTATCTTCCAGGCTCAAATTTGAAATCGTATATTTGAGATCCTCACTAAACCGGTATAACTGCCGTACAACTTTTCCTATGTCAGTTTCATTTTTCTGAATGATCATGGGTTTAAATACTGCCATGAATATCACTCCCATATCCTATATATTTACTCATGGCAATCAGAACAGCCGGTCCTTTCCCTTCCAGGCGGAACCGGTATCTCTGGCATCTGGCTGGGGTTATATTAAGCACCTGCGTTCTATATCCCTGAGAAGTAAAAGAAATTTTCTTTTCAAACTCTGGTTCACTGTCACATTTTATAAATACGTCCACTTCACTTCCAGGATCCAGTTTCAAATTAAAAAGCAGTCTTTTTAAAAACTTATATTCCACACTTCCGTCTAACTGATCTCCGCTCTCTATCATCCATTCAATCTGTTCATCCCGTGAACCACTGATTGTAAAAAGTTTGCCGTTGGAATCAACACAGTATAACTGTCCTTCTCCGTATGTCATAAACAGGGCCTGCATATCATCTTCCTTGTGCCATATACCCTTTTTCAGATCATACACATAGATATTCCACTGCCCTGATACATCCTGTAATGACGCATAGTACTTTCCGTTATACTGACCAGCCACACCGCCTTGAAACCGTACCTCTGCCAATGCATCCGATACAGATTCCGGATATGCCCCGTCAAAACTGCACACATTGCTCCTGGACACATACAATAATGTTTCATTTACAACACATGCTGTCTTTTCACACCCTTTTGCAACACCTCTGACCGGGAATGATGTGTTGATCTGAAAATTACTTGGTTTATCTCCATAAACCTTATGGATCGTATCTTCCTTGAAAAACAGCACATATCCCATATGAGACAGACAGCCTGTAAAATCCCCATCTGATCCAACTGTAGCCGCATACGAATCTGTGCTGATCCCTTCAAACGCATTCCAGTTCGTTGGATCTCCCAGCTTGCTTGCATATACCTCATGATTCGCGCTGGAGCAGCCCCATAAGCGGTTTCCATTCTCACAAATGTAATCCATATCCGGTACTTTTCTGGTAAGCTTTAAACCAGATTCCTGAGTAAAACTGGATGATAGATCACCTATAACCACCATGTAATCATCTGCTTTTTCCTGAATCACCGTAGTCTTGTTAAAGCTACTGTTTGTACAACCGGATATTTCCACACCATCAAACTGATTAAATTGCTTTCCGATTCCGGTACAGCTGATTTTTACCATAGTACTTCCGGTTGTCGTCTGTGCAAATGTTGCTGTTGCAGCCTGGCTCCAGGAAGCCTCTAATGCTGTCTTTTCTCCAGTGGATGTGTTATACATAATTTTATCCGGGAATACCACAATATAGGCTCCCAAACTCACCAGCTGCTTATCTGTATCCTGGACTGTTGCAATTTCTTTATCTTTGTAATACAGCTTTGTCCCATCCACATAGGCCAAACCATTTTTATAAATGATCCCATGAGGTTTTGATAAACTTTTCAGGATTTCTCCTCTTGGCTTTCTGACCGCTATCGCCGGGAAAACATCTGAAGACATGTTTTTCATGTCCGAAAACTCATTTTCTCCAATTACAAGACCTTTGTTCAGTCCCCCAAATGATCCTATCTGTTTGCTGTCCCCTCTCGGTGTCATTGTCAGCATTGGTAATCGTCCCATTAAAGCTCCTCCTTAAAATTTGGAAAATAACGGTGCTTTTTTTGCCCGATTGCAGCGCCTGAACCATGCAGCATATGCATCATAAGCGGAGTTGTACATTACAACGTCATTGTTATAGCGTTCAGTTTCTTCATTGTGATAATCAATCTTTGAAAGCAGATAATTAACATAGACATCCTTGAACCGATCCGGAATACTTAATTTTTTATCCTGGTCTTTTTCATATTCCATTGGAATAAATTCCAGATTATATCCTTCCGCCCGGTTGATTACTTCTTCAATGACCTGTCCCTCAATTTCATTGATCCATCCCATGATCATGTCTGTACCATACTGCTGCCCTCTTAAAGATGTGATATCACTAATCAAATCGTTTACTGTCATATAAGCACCTACTCTTTCAGTCCCGGCCAGGTAAGCGCTCCATCCTGGTCAGGGGTTAAAGTTACCGGGTCTGTAACCATAGCTCCATCTTCATTCAGCACGTACCATTTCCCATCAATAGTATGCTGACCGGTCAGCATAGCTCCATCCGCGCCAAGGTAATACCATTTATCTTTGTATTTATACCAGGTATTCTTGACCATTCTTCCTGCACCATCAAACCAGTACCATTTATCATCGTACCAATACCAGTCATTTCTTACAGGCTCCCCGTTTCCGAGGTAATACTTCCAATCTCCATCCTCTTGCTGCCATCCTTTTTTCTTTTGTTCGCTTATTGGAGTTAAAAATAGCTTCTGTTCTGCCTGTCTTCTTCTGGTCAGGCCAGCCAAAATCTTACCACCACCGCGGTTATATGCCAGGATCTTTTCTGATATCTCAGCCCTCGATCTGGTTCCTTTTGCTGTCAACTGATCTATAGATCCTACATTGTATGCAAATGATACCAGGGCATCAAATTCATTTTGATTCCACATGTATTTCGTTCCATATTTGTCTACATTGCGCTCATATGGTCCCATATCATCCGTCAACATCTTATCTGCCTCTGCCTGTGTAATCCTCTGACCTGCTTTTACATTTCCTGTGTGTCCCCAACCAATGGTCCATACTCCTGCCGGGCACTTATAAGCTTCTAATCTGCATCCTTCAAAGCTTCTTATCAGTTTCAAACCATTCTCTGAAATTTTCATGTGTACCTCCTATTAAAAAAGGCTTAGGATATCCTAAGCCTAAAGATGTGTCACTCCAATTTTGTTTTGTCTTCGACCTGACCTTTAATTGCTTTTGCAAGCGGCATCAGGAACGGAGGCATAGCAACACCAATATCAAGTAAATTCTCTAGGATGGATATGATCTCATTGCAAATAAGCCAAACAGCTACTACGGTAGCAATCACAAACGGTATTTTTATGTCCAACCCTATATATTGTCCTGCATATATGATCATCCTATCCATGAGCCATCCTACACCAATCAGGATCCACATTCCGATTTTTTTACAAATGCCTCGAATCCCCTTGTAGCTTGTCACATGTTCCTGACGATACTTCGATGCAACTATTCCGGTTATATAATCAGTAAAATTCAGTGCTACGAGAGCAAACACCGGTACTGCCAATACTCCAAGATAGGCAAATGCTGCACTCATTATAGTGATAAATATTGCTTTAAATCTTTCCAACTTCATTTACCTCACTCACTTTTCTCTGGATTTTCCTTTAACCACTTTTCTGTTACTTTTTTCCAGAGTTTTGGCACCTGCTCCAGTGTCATTTCTCCAGATCTGATTTTTAATCCATAATACCTGCCCATTATGATGTCACTCCTTCCTGGTCTGCCATAGCACTCATTACTGCTCCCATATCTCCAATAGCTCCGTCATGGACTGCTAATGTTTCGGTATTAGCGGAAACCTGTGCTTTCAGTTTTTCGATATCTGTCAGCTCACGAATACCAAATGTTGCCATGATCTTTCCATCTTCGGTTTTGTCCAAAGTAAACGCCGGTGACATCAGACACATATCTTTGTATGCACCTACGGTCAAGCCTTCACCATTCATGATTCGCACCTCAGACATGTTCTCATCTGTGCATCTCTTCCAAAACTGATCTACTGCTGTCATATCTTCGAATACAGCTTTCATGTTTTCAAGACTGGCAGCTGCTTCCAGTTCAACAGCTGTTTCATTTTTTAAAACAATTTTGTCTTTGTTCATTTTTTCTCCTTTTTAATATACGCGTTCCCAATCTTCTGCAAACATATCTTCCTGTGTTGGTGTCCAACCAACTATAAATTCATCAGCTGTTTTCAGCACGAGTATAGGTGCATCTACTTCACTATTTAATTCTTTTGAAAACATTGAACCTACTTCTGTGTTAAATGAAACATTGCTTGCCGCAAACACATATTCTTTGTTTGCTTTCCAACCTTTGCGGCTACACTTAACACCCATTTTTATCCACCAAAGAGCATTTTCAAAGGAGCCGTCTGTGAAATCAAAATCCGGCATATCGACATACGTTCCATCTGCAATGAACCAATATTCTGATTGCATGTGCATCAATATAGGTTTCACATTTAGTGTTGCTCTTATGTCTATATGTTGGCTTTCTTTTCCGTCTTTTGTTTTTTCTACCATCATGATAGTTTTCTTTGTAGAATCCCAGTACCAATATCCTCTCCATTTAGGCAACTTAACTTTTGCTCCTAATCTCATTGCTCTGAACGCTGACTTAAAATTCATTTTTTCTCCTTCACATTTTATAGCAAATGTTTTCCCATTTTTTATAAGCATCCATATAAAGTTCATCTTTGTCCCCATTATATGTAAACTCATAATACATTCCATCCGGAGCGGTAGTGCTTAATAATGCTTTGTGGTTCTGTAATGTCTTGCAGCACCAAACCACATACACATCATCTACTGTGATTTTTTTCTTATCTGTCTTATCCATGTGCTCATTGGTATAAGCACATACCTTTTCTTTACAAATGCGAATAAATTCAGCATTGCTCATATTTATTCACCTTTCCTTTCTTTTTCTGGTTTGCTTACAATAGTAATTTAGAAACTCTTGGAACAAACAAACTCAACACAGATAATCATATTTCCAAGGTAGTCTTGAATGCTAATAATAATGGAGTAACGTTTACGATTGATGGCGTTCCTTATACTTCACCGATAATGGTTGCGGGAAAGAGCATTACTAGAATGGAAATTGATACAACATTATCTAAATTAACCCTTAGTTTCTTTTATGATGGGCAAATCATAAAACGGTATGTATCCTTGTCAGCATCTTAATTTATCAGTTGCAAAGAATTGTATTCCAATAGCAAACAATCTTTTTGTAGATTAAGCCGTACCAAAAATTATCATAGTTACCCATTTTTTTCCGGAAAATGTAGAACCAGCTGTTGCAATTTTTAAATTATTTCCGTCTTTTACTGCTGTAAAATTGTAAACACCGCTATCTTCAACTTTTGTTTGACATATACCGCTAGCATATGTAGGAATGTTTCCAAAAATAGATTGAAGTGTCTTAGTTGCTACTCCATTTGTAAAGGTAAACTCTTCGATAATTAAAACAATCGTTGTAGTCTTAACTTTTATTTTAAAATATCCCGAATCTAAATTACTATTTTGAGCGGTGATCTGATCCTGCAAAGACTTTCCCATACGTGCATCCAGTGCATAGCCTTCTTCCGTGGTTAATGCATTGTTTACCACGTTGCTTCTTAATAACAGCTGATTTAGCACCTTATCCGCTATCACATCGATCAACGCCTGGACCGTACTTTTCGCATTTTCCGTACCTAATAATCCTAAAAGATCCACAGCTGATACAGACGATGCTTTTCCGTCAAATCCGCCTAGCCCCTGTATCAGCTCTTTTACCACATTTGCATCAGATGCTGCTGCGGATGCACTGCTACTAGCCTCTGATGCTTTTTGGGTAGCTGTCTGAGCTGCACTACTAGCTGTCTCTGCGCTTCCAGCTGCCGCCTCTGCACTGGTGCTGGCTGCACTTTGGGCTGCGGTCGCTGTCTGTGCCGCACTACTGGCTGTTCCAGCACTTCCGGATGCCGCCTCTGCACTGGCACTGGCTGCAATGGCAGCTTTTGTTGCTGTCTGTGCCGCACTACCGGCTGTTTCTGCGCTTCCGGATGCTGCCTCTGCACTGGCACTGGCTGCACTGGCAGCTTTTGTTGCTGTCTGTGCTGCGCTACCAGCTGTTCCAGCACTTTCGGCCGCTGCCTCTGCACTGGCACTGGCTGCACTCTTCGCTGCGGTTGCTGTCTGTGCCGCTTCTACCGCAGCTTCACCCTGCTTCTGCCACTCTGCTTCATTTTTCAGCCTGGCTGATTCATTTTCCTGGCGGATCTTTTCTGCTTCCACTCTGCTGCTTTCCGCAGCATCCATTGATTCAGTCTTCTGGTCAATCCGTTTTTCCAGTTTTTCCAGTTCAGAAATCGCCGTTTGTGCACCATCTGGCGTGTTTATAGTCTTTCCAACATACAAAAACCCCTGATTCGTTGCCCACTTTATGGTTCCAAAATCATCAGATCCACGAAGAGCGATCCATACCGTGCCTACCTGCTGTACACTTGCAGCACTCACGGTCCATGTCAATATCACATGCTCATCTGTTATTTCTTTTTCAAGTACGTCAGTATCCTTAGTTTCCTTTCCGTATCTCAGATCAATGCGAAAATCCAGGTGAGATATGTCAATACCGCCTACAGTGAGGCGGTTGATCTTAAACTGTCTGGTTTCTGAATTGTTATCGAACTGTGTCCCTATCTGTCTTTCTGCTACCGGGATCACCAATTCTCTTCCCCGTACAGTTATCATATCTTCCGCCCCCTTTCAGTTACTCCTTGTATCTTGCGCTTTCTTCAAATTCGATTGCATATTCGCGCTGAGCCTCTGCATTTTCCAGAACCTCTACAACGGATTCTGGAAGTTCGTTAGTTACTCCACGCTTAATCAGATAAGACTTGCCATTAACTGCAACAAAAACATCCGCACGATCCTTGTCTGCACTTCCAAGAGGGATCTTAAATCTGATCAGTTTCTCACCATTTTTCTGGTTTTCTGTAGTCTGTTCTACTACTGCATCCTCTGTTGCAGTCTGTTCTACTACTGCATCCTCTACCTTTGCAGTTCTTCCCATTTTTTAACCTCCTTAGTTCGCCTCTCCATCGCTAAATGTAGATGCTGTCTCAATACGAATCATATAAGCTTCTGTTAAGATTTCTGTTACTTTAAGAGCTTTCCAACCTACAGTAGCCCTCTGATCCAGTGGATCACCAGTTCCAGCACTACCAAGCTGTTTAATAATTGTCTGTAAGCCGCCGCCCTCAATTTTTGTAGTCGCATATGCATTTGCACCGAAGATCAGAGTTGCATATACATCAATTTTTGTGGCATCAGATGTGCTCTTTGCCGCTCCGGCCTTAGCCCAGATTTTAGCTTCTGTGGTTTCAATAAATCTAGCTCCCTCGATTTCTCCAATCTCTCCGTTATAAATTCTTTCTGGGTTTTTGTACTTAACCGCATCAATCCAGCGCTCATCTTCTGTAAGATCGTAGGAGCAGTCTGGATGTACAATACCGTAATAATAGCCGTTGATTTTCTTTGCATTCTGCTTTTTAAGGAATCGAACTGCTTTTTTAACAGCCTTAACTGTCAGTTTCATCTCAGAGGTTAAGGCCGCTCTGGAAGTTACCTGTCCCTCTGCATACTGTACATTAGTTCCGGCTGCCAGGACTTCTCTCGAGATTGTATCCAGGGTTCTACCTGCCTGAGATCCGATTAAGGTAGTTGCTTCAACGATATTGTTGTCGATTGCTGTTAAGATCAGTAAATCAGACAGCTCAATGAAATCACCATACTGCTTTACCGTTGCCTCGATCTTGGTAACGTTCATAGCTTTACCGGTCGGTGTTACACCTTCAGTCAATGGTGTCATTGCTTTCGGAAGCTGATCATACTTACGGAACTCAATGGTCTTACCACCATTCTTTGGAATGTTTCTTGTCTGTGCCCACTGATCATGTACAAGTTCCGGTTCTGCATTCTCAATCAGATTGCGATCATAAAATGTCTTCATTTCTACAGACATACCAGATGCTGTAGTTGTATTCGCCGGTGCGTCAAATAATCTAAGATTCATGTAAATAATAGTCTTTTTCATGCTTTTTCCTTTCTACATCGTAATGGTCTCCCCTCTGGCTGCGCGCTCCATGATCTTGTGGAACTCTTCTGGTGATAAATCCCATGCACTCATTTTCGTTCCATTTGCGCTACCGGCACCCACTCCATTTTCTGATGGTCTGCCATTGCCAGATCGGATTGAATCCGCAACTTTTTTCTTTGTATCTCTCTCTGTCTGGGCCATTAACCCTTGTGTGATCTCGTTGAAATGAACTGCTTTATAGGCGTTTTCGACTTCTACTCCGGCTCCCAACAGCCTGGTAAAAGCCTCATTCTCACATTCTTTTGCCATATCAAATTCTGGGAAATGCTGCTTACAAAGCTCAGCCTCCCGGTCCCATCTGGCATAGATATCATCCCTCTGCCTGATCTGCTGCGCTCTCTGGGCGCTTTCAACCAGCTGTCTATTCTGAGCCTCTGTCTTTCTCATTCTTTTCAGCTGATCAACAGTCATGTTTTCTTTAAGAGCCTGCTCTTCCCAGAAAGAGTCATCATTGTCGATGGCTTCCATGATCTTTGCTACATTTCCGTCTTCGATACCGTATCTTTCGGATAGCAACGACATCAAAGGCGTATATGAATCCAGCTGTTCATGCAGCCGCTGCTCATCCTTAAATCTTCGGTCAATATGGCTTTTTACGTCTTTACCATACAGATCACGATACTTTTCCTTGAATTTTTCATAACCTGCCTGCCGCTCTTCCGGTGTTTCTTCCTGTTCCTGGCCTTCCTCCGCCCCAGCGCTTCCAGTGGTGTTCTGGACATTTTCTCCCGTTTGGTCTGCTGCTGGTGCTGCCGCACCGGCTCCACCGCCTTCGCCTTCAAAAAGTCTTAAGTTCATTTCGATGATTCTCTTCATTTTGCTCCTCTCAGCAGTCTTTCCTGCGTGTCTTAAAATTCAGCGGTCTTTCCCGCGCGTTCTGTATTTCATGGTATCACATTCTTTTTTTCTTCTCTACCACCCCAGACTTTACGTTCATATGAACGAATTCCGGGTAAGATTTACTTAATGTTTCATACCCTCTCTGTATGGTATAAACCATTGCATTCAGGCGCTTCTGTGCTTTTTTCTTGACCAAAACGCGAATATCTATCAATCCATCTTTGATCTGCAAGTCCTGGATCACTACTGCTTTTTCTTCTCCTAGGTCGATCATACACTGTGCTGCCGTCTGTCCAATGGCAGATACCGCAGCGCACACGATGTCATGTCCTTCCGGAAGTCCCATAGCGCATCCATATCCAGCATGACCTTCCACCTTCAGCCGGAAGTATCCTGGAACATTTTCAAACATAATCTCTGTCACTGGTTTACCTCCGTTGCTGTAGCTGCCTTTTCCCTGGCCTTTCCTGCCTGACTGGTATCTGTATTCACTGCCTGTCCTAAAGAATTTGTCTTTATGCTATTTCCCTGGTTTACATTCACATCTGTCATAGCCATCTGGTTGTTTCCAATCAATCCATTAACAGCCTGGATCAGATCCGGTCTATTTGTCATTTCAGCAACCATCGGTGCAAGCTGCGCTAATATCTGCTGCAACTGCTGGATCTCCTGATACATGATACTATTCTCTGATATCTTTTTAATCACTTCTTCTCTACGATCAAAATCCATCATAGATACTACTGCAAGGGCCTGATCCGCAAGCTGAGGATTAAACAGTCCCATACCAAAGAGTTCTTTTGCCAGTTCGTTATTTGCAATCCTGCTATACGGGCTTGCCTTCTGTGCTGATATTTTGACATCAAACACTGGTCTTCTAGTCAATATTTCCCCGTCCATCATTGTTGCTGTCTGTTCCTGTAATTCGCTCTTATCCATCATCACATACTGTGCATCACCATTCGGCTGAGTGATCCGATAGCAACGAGGCAGATCATAAAACTGCCTGATAAGCTCAATAATCAGTGTCACAACCTCTGCATGTGCGGTATAGCTAGTTTTGATCATATCCCGGCTCAGTTTACTTCCTGCTTCCTGCAATGCTGCGATAGCTGAAGCCGCAGTTACTCCCGACGCTGTGGATCCCTGAGAAAAATCCCGGTTTCCGCTTGTTTCTTTCAGCTCATCCACTTTGATTGTTCGCATGTTGATAACATATTCCGGAAGCTGTGGCGGCTGGATCTGCTTAATTTTGGTTTCGTCCATTGTTCCAGATACTTCCACCAAATCTTTGCTTAAATCCGCAAAATCCTCTGCATTTACATTTGATCCTGAAGATACAAAATATCTCGGTTTGCTCAAACTTGCAGACTTGAGTATCACCGAATCCAGCTTGTCTATATATTCCTGTGGATTTACCATTACATCCAGATATCCAAACCCTACTGGAGAACCTTTTTCCGGGAACATAACATCAAACACAAACGGATATTTACCATGCTCATACCATCCATTAGTGCATGTTTCATCATCCTCAGATGCATACAACACAATTCCCGGAATAAATTTGCAGTAGTGCAGCACCGTCTTAACTCCGCCAGTTGCAAGCAGTATTCTTTTTTTGTAGTACCAGTCAATAACCTGCACCTTGTTGCTTGTATCGATGTTCTCATCATAGATATACTCTGACTTTATCAGTTCGCCTGTGCCTACTGTTTTATCTTCGAGTTCTGGATATGCTTCTTTTAGCTCATCCAGGTCCATAAGTTCTGTTGTAAACACATCCTTTGATCGCTGTATGTCCTTTATACCAGGCTCCCAGTAGATATTCATGATATCCTGACATTTTACATCAACGTCTCCTAAGCCGTTTTCTTTTTCTTTGTTCCAAAAGACCCCGTAAATGGCTGTCCCAGTTTTGGGCTTATCCCAAGAGCAGTCATTGTATACTTGCTCAAAATTATTCTGATCAAGTATAACCGGCACCACCTGAGAAAGGATTTTCGCCGTATCTTCATCTGACTGTTCTCTGGGAAGAATAGCCGGGCACGGGTAGTTGTCCATGAAATCCGCATGTTTATTAATCAGGCTGTTAAAAAGCCACGCGCTCACCGGTTGGGGATCGTTTGCGTTGCGAAACTCACTATTAAATCGCTGCCAGTGGTTATTCTTCCACCATTCCTCTGCACCTACAATTCTTGTTTCCAATGCTGCTTTTCCCGCTTTATACTTCTGCAACCTGGCATAAGCATCATCTACTTCTTTTTTACCAATTTTCTTTTTTACAAGTTCTTCGTCCATTTTCGCTCCTAAATCCTAATGATTTTATATGCTTTTTCACGTTCTGCCTTATACATATCCAAAGGATCATCCAGCGGCGGTTTTTTCTTTACATTCGCACGCTTTGCGATCTGGTACTGCATCAGGAAATATCTGCACTCATCATAAATATGATCTTCCTGTGTAGTGTCAATATCTTCTACGTTCTTTGCATCATATACCAGCTGTGGGATCGTCCTTATAAATCCCTTACATGTGTTAAAAACGTAAAATAACGGATGTCCATCTGCATTAAATGCCAGTCTGTAATGATATTGCATTTTCCCGGCAATTCGATGATTATCGCCTGGGCTCCAATACACTCCATTTCTGGCCATGATGTCCGCTATAGAATCGCCTCTGCTCACATCAAAGATTGACGGATCTGCTATGCCTGCTATTTTTCTTCCCTTAAGGTTTGGATCAGTCTCTTCTACTTCCCGGATCATCCGCGCCTGCTCTGCGGGATCCACTTCCAGTCCTACATTTGCCTGTCCCTCTTTGCAACCATACAGCTCACGGATCCGATACACACATCCGCTATAATCGACAGCATACCAGCCAACCGAAAACGGTTTAGCATATCCAAAGTCGTAGCTTCTTCCGATCAGCCATCCTTCCGGTATCTTAAACGGCTCAATAACATGGGTCCATTCTCGGCTTTCATAATTTGACGGGTCATTTTTCCATTCTGAGAATACCTGTCCACTGAACGAATCCCAATCACCATACAAAAGCGCATTTCTTTCTGCTTCTGGCAGCATAGCCAGTGATGCGATATACTCCGGGTTGTTGTCCAGCAAAGCCTTATTATCAAACACAGAGCTAGGGATAAATATCCTGTCTCTGGTACGCTTTATCACCTCACCGGATGGTTTGGTGATATTCACTTCCTGCACAATCTTAGTCTCCGGCTTCGCTATGCTCACAAATCGTGCTTTTACCCACGGATGTCCTGGGCCGCCTGGGTTCGCCGTACTCCTGATGTATGTTCTCAATCCGGGTGCTGATGATCTAACGCGGGAAAAGAGATACATATACTCTTCTTCCGCAAAATGCGTCAGTTCATCGAATCCTACAAAATCAAAATGTCGGCCCTGGTATTTAAGCTTGTCCTTCGTGTGCTGCATTTGCCCGAAATAGATCATTGCACCAGATGGAAACTTCCAGGCATGCTTACTTTCGTTGTATTTCGCTCTCGGGAACGCTGAGCCGTAAAGCTCATGGCTGCGGCTTATGATATCTTCCAGCTCAGGGTAAGTATTTCGGAAAATGATTGCGCGATACTGGGGTATTTGGACTTGTCTCAATGCCTCTGCCACTAAATAATCACTCTTTCCACCGCCAGCAGCTCCACCATATAAAGCCTCAAATTCTGGACGTGACATCATAATTTCCTGTCGTGGCTGCGGTGCCCATACAATTCTTGGGTTACTCATCCTTTTTTACTTCCTTGCTGATCTGCTCCACCTGGGTTGGCGTCAAAACAATAACACCAGTTCCCTCATCATCTGCCATAGCCTCTGCAACTTTTTCTTTCCAGATATCCGGTTTACGGTTCTTGAGCCAGAATATGATTGCTTTTATATCCGGTTCAAAATAGTGGACCTCTTCCGCCGTCTTTAATTCTTCAAACTCTTTTATCTTTCTTCCTGTTGCTTCGTCATATTCTACAGTCTTAACTTTAAAAGCCTTTTGCTCCCTTGCATAAAAGCCAATGGCCTTTTTGTACAAACTGTTCTCGATCAGACGATCCGCAAAGTCTTTCCCGGTTGCCAGCGCCGCATTAATTGGTGCATATTTCTTTTTCCATTCCGCCAGCGTGGATCTGCTTATCCCTATCTGCTTTGCTATTTCTTCATCTGTCATTCCGGCTCTTGCCCAAGCTGACAGAACCGCCTGATGCTCTTCACTTTCTGCCCATTCCCGCCATTTCTGGCGGCCTGCTGCTTTTCGCTTCTTTTCCGCCATATCACCACCTCATAGCATCAATTTTATATTTTTTCCTGTCCCTTCTCTACCACCCCACCTTTGTCCGGTTTTTCCCACGCAAAAAAGCCCTATATCAGGGCTTCTCTACTAACTTACCGCGCGCGCATGTATGCGCACATCAGCATGTCCGATTGTGTTTACTCATAAATTTTTTCAAAGTATCCTTCTTCCACCATATCAACAGATCCATCTGCTACCATACGGCATTTATATTTTCCCGCTCTTGCTTTTTCAATCTCTTCAGCGCTCACATGGATCACTGGGCCTTCTCTTCTTGCCAGAGCTGACACCCAAACCATGGCTCCTTTTGCAATCAGATCTGCCTCCATAAATCTTTTTCTGTCCCTCTCTGCCTGGCGTTTTGCCTCTTCCTCTCTCCGTTCTGCAATCTTCACTCTCTCCATTAAGCTCATTTTCTTTTTCATTTCTTCTCATCCTCCATTTGTGTTTTATAGATTCCCTTAAAGTAAGGGCATGTCTCATACATATCTTCGCAAAATATCCCGGCAAAGTTGCTTTTTTCTTCATGGCACGTAAAAACGATCTGGTTTTTGATCTCAAACCCCAGATTACAGCATATGTTCTGGCAGGTTATTGTTGCCTGCTTTTTTGTGTCACTTGCCATAGTCTCATAGTAAGGGCATCTTACCCGTACACTATAATTCAACTTCGCAACGCCCCCTTTCTTCTCTTTCCCCCTTTCTGCATATCTTCACGGGATCCATGTTTGATCATCCGGGCATAGATGTAAAACATCGCCAGATCCTGATTATATTTAACCTTTGCATCCAGGAACTTATATCCTGGATAGGCTTTTTCCATTTCCTGTCGCATGGTATCATCATTTTTTACCATCCGGTTCACTTTCCCTCTGCGGAACTTCCCGTAACTTCTGGTCGGTTCCGGTGGCTTTTTCAGGTTCTTGGAGGCACACCATCTTTTTGTGCCTCTTGGGTTATTCGTAATGTATGTTGCCAATCCTGTTATCAAAAAATCCTCATCTGGCTTAATTCTCCGAGTATTTTTTCGATCGCATTTTTTCCACATATCTTCCAGTTCATCACGATCCACACCCTCTCCGGTCATAAGGATGTGGAAATGTGGACGGACTTTTCCATCAAACGCCAGGATGTATATGTATTTAATATTTTTCAGTCCATTCTTTTTTCTGCGATAGTTTATCCTCGTAATAAAATTCCGAATGTCCTTGATAGCAGCTTTGGCATCTCCTGGCATGTACTCATCATTCCAACCAAATGTTGCCCAGATATCGCCTTTGCCAAAATTGATGCAGGCCAGTCTGATGCAATACCTCCTTGAGTTCTTATCATTCAGATTTTTTTGTGACGGTTTGGTCTCTCTCTTTTTCAGGGTTACTGGCATATCTCCCCTTTTCAGGAATGATGGATACACCTGTGATTCTAGCAGCTCGTCACCACTCACCAGATTTTTAGCTCTATTCGTCGTTGTCCTATAAAGGCAGCTCACCCTCTGCTCAGAGATCAGCTTTTCAATCTCCCACTCCTGCAGCTTCTCTGCCTGTTTATCATATGCTGATTCATAATCATAGTTATCGTAGTGCTTCATGCTGCTCCTCTTTAGTTCCTAAATATTTATGATATTTCTTCCGTTTGTTAATACCCATTACAAGGACGGCAAAGAGGATTTCCCCCTGACCTTTTTTATGGGGCCCGTTACAGGCCCCAATCCTTTTTCTATTAAACTGCCCTTTTTCTAATCATCCTCAACGTGTCCGGTGTTGATTGAGCATAGTACATACTCGTTACTTTAGAATCCGCGTGACCCAGGACTTCCTGGATCGTTCCTATATCTACGCCTCTGTTTTTCAACTCCATTCCCAGTGTCTTCCTCATCTTGTGAGGATAACACCGGTTTGTCACACCTGCGTGTTCCGCAATTTCTTTCATGATTGTCCGTACCGAAGATGTCCCTATTGGCTTATAAGGCTTGCTCTTCGATACGAACATATGTTCATTGTTGTCTGTCCTAGAGTTCCAATATTTTTTGTAATGGTATAAAGCATCCGGATCCAGATATATGGTCCGATACCGGTTACTTTTTTCACCTAGAATCAAAATATCCCCTGTTTCCCAGTTGATCTGGTCAACAGTTATCTCAACAATTTCTCCTACGCGTGCCCCGGTACTGCGCAGTACTTCAATTAAGGCTCGTTCCCGTAAGGTCCGGCAATTGTCTCTTAAACGTGCCATTTCTTCCGGTGTAAAGAAATCTATAGGCTTTCTCTGCACCTTTAATGGCTCGATTGCTTCAACTGGATTTACAGTTATAAGTTTTTCTTTCCGCATCCAGGAAAAGAAAGCTGACAAATACCTTCTTTCGCTATTCAAAGTTGAGTTCTGATTTTTTCGTCCGGTTACTGGTACATTCCGGTTCTCATACCAATTGAGATAGTAAAATATATCATGCTCATCCATCTGCACCAATGGCTTGTCCAACACCGTGATCAGGCGTTTGATTGATGCCATATAACCATATTTAGTTCCTTCACGAAGCTTTTTCTTCTTATATAAAAAGAGTTTAATTATGTACTCGTTCTGTTGATCCACACTATCCTTAATCTCTGCCGGTAGCGTATGGATTTTTTCCATAACCACATCTATCGTCTTGTCGACTATCACACGCTCCAGAATTTGGATTAAATCAGCAGCAATATATGCTGACATGGCAACGATTACATCATTAATAACCTGTGTTTTAACATTCTCATTTGTCATAGATATCCTCCTTTTCCTTGCTTAAGAAGGGTATATATGATATACTTATCTTAAGCAGAACGGCGGATCATGGTACCTTGGGCGGTTAATGATCTGCCTGTTTTTTTGTTACTGTGTTCTGTTTCCATCGGCTTTTCTCCTTTCTTCTCTAAACCATTTGCCATCACCTTTAAGCATCCTGGTCCTTGTTTCATCCCAATCTGCACAAAGCTGTGCACTGTATTTATTTAGAGCTACTTCACACTCAATTTCAAAGTGTTTCAGTCTATACCTTCTTTTTATCAGACTATTTAAACGAGCTGCTACCGAGATGTTTTGGCTGCTCACTTGCAGCATTTCTCGCAACTGTTTGCTCGTATACATTCCGCAGTACGTATTTCTGTCGTACAATTCATATAAATTAACTTTATTCATTATAAAATCCCCATTTTTTTAGGTGTTTTAAATACTCTTTCACATGGATATGCTGTTTTATAAGGATTCGTAAGGGTGTTTCCTTGTATCACTTCAGCATCAATTCCATACAAGGATAGTTGCACATAGCACATGTACACAGCTTTCCAGTCCAAATCCTGAGCAATAACTTTCAATTTTTTTTGGTAATCAATTCCCTTTTCTAGCATTGCCCTGGCCGTAGCAATAACCATCCCTCCGGATCCGCAAGAAGGCTCATTCAGTGTGACCCTTTCATTTGCTGCTTTCACGTTAATTCGTGCACACAGAAGCGATAAATTAAATGGAGTGAAAAACTGCCCCGCTCTTTTACTCCCAAATCCGGATTCCATAAAAATTTCTCCTAAAACATCCGACATGCTATGATCCATTGTTTCTACAAGCAATGCAGATAACTCAGCAAATCTCTTTCCTTTTTCTCCATACGGTGTGATTATTCTCATGTATTCTTCTTCCCGTTTTTCCCACGTCCGATCATGGATCTGATAGCAGCTGTTTTGAATCGATAATGCCATCAATGCGATCCAATCGTAAAAAACTTCATATGATGATCTGCTCCCAGACATATCATTAATTGCTTTCACAATTTCCTTTTTCCTATCCATTTCTTCTTCCTATCCTGGTATCTTTCCAGTTTTTTCACATAATGCTAAGTAATCATCCACCGCCAAATGAAATTTTTCTCGCAAATTGCGTATATCAGAGGAATGAAAACTTACCAAATCCGAGCAGTTAGAAAGAGTTCCCACGTATATCATTTCTTTGGAATCATATTCGATTTTTGCTTCATAACCTTTGTATGTCATAAAATCTCTCCACTAAATTTCAGTTTCGTTACATAACGTTATTAACTTTATGCCGCTTTATCCTCTGCCTCCAGGAAGGCCGCAACAGCCTTTTTTATTAGCCATGCTATGGTTCTTTCATTCTTCTGGCAGTAGGCCACCACCTTCCGGAGCTGTTCCGGATCCATGCTCACGCTCTGTCTGACAGCCTTTTCTTCTGTTTTTTTCTTTGGTCTTGCCATATCACTACCTCCCTTTCCGTATGCTTATTAAATTTGGGGTTATTTCAGTTTTACTGACTACCACATGTAGTATTTTTCCATTTCTCATAACATTTTTTACATCCGTAGGCAGGGAATTGTGCTATTTCTCCACTTTCAATATCTGTTTCAAAAAAATCGGTATCCTGTTCATAATTACCGCAAAGTGATTTTCCTCCTACAAAACAATGAAACTTTGCAAGAGGATGTACCCAGTTTGGCTTACCCACTAAAACTCTTTCTCTAACTGGCAATTGCCATACAGGCATCATACTACCCATAGTATTTTTCATAAATCTTTCCTCCCCTGATAGTTCCGAAAATCTTAACTTTCAGTTTTCCATATCAAACTCTTCGCAAATTTCCTCGTAATACCTCTTTTCATCCGCAAAATGATCGTACACCATTTCCTCTACCATCATTTTGGCATCATGCTCACACATTTCCTTGCCGGTCAGCAAGTCCCAGTCTGTATCGAGCATATTCGATATTGTAAGCCAATCTCCCTCTGAATCTCTAAACAACTCCACTATGACTTTGGGATCATCTCCATGATGCCCGAACACAAGCGTGTGAACCACTGCGCCGGATGGTTCTTTGTTCTCTACCCACTTTTTCATAGTATCCTCCAAATCCTAACTTTCAGTTTTAATCTTGAATGCTTTCGATGATTTTATAAAATTCACTTGCTTTCATTTCGATTGCAAAATCCGGTGTATTTATTTCGCCATCGCATTCGATTGAACAATAAAGTTTATCTCCTACTGCAAACAACCTTTCTTTCCAACGATTTCCAAGCAGCAGATCAAAATAATAAAACAGCTTTGGTCTCTCGAAATGTTTAATATCTTTTACAAGTGAAAGCCACATTTTGCAAGGCTCGGAACTCTTTTTGAATTCCCCGTAATTGGTCTTCTTCATAAGACTTCCGAATTTTTCAATATCTGCATCCGTTGGATCAATTTGGAACCGAGTTTTTGAAACATAAAACTGTTTTGTCTTAATTTCAAACTTTTCACATACTGCATTGTACGCTGCAGCAATTTTGGCTGTATCTGTCTTATGTGCAAAATAATCTCTGTATAAATCACAATCGGGCTGTATTTCAAAATATTTAATCATGTTATGCCTTTCCTACTAAATCTTAATTTTAAATATTCTCATAGGTTTTTTCAAAGATATCCGGCTTACACGGATACAGCTCACCGTTGACGCCCTTAATCACATAATCCCATACTGAAACATGGTGAATGCCTTCCAGAGTCTCTATAAAAAGCTCACACGGCGGAGCGTCACAGCTTTCGGAAGCATAATGCATGACGCCCTTTTCGTAAGCTTCAACCGCCCAGTTCGGTACATACCAGTTACCATCACAGTCTTTTAAATCTCCATCGTACTGAAACGCTTCAATAACCACGGGTTTCTTTCTATATTTAGCCATAATATTTCCTCCAAATCTTAATTTTCTGATGCATGTTTTAAGCCTTGCTTATAGCCTAATACAAATTCCACCCCCACTTCGCAGCCACAATTTTTACATCTATATTTTCCAAATCTGCTGCCCTCTACAAAATCATGCTTTTTACAATTATCTCTTTTTAAATTGTTTTCATTGATCTTTTGCATGATTTCTATTTGTTCTGGTTCTAACCCTCTACTTTTGGCTTTTTCAATATCAAACATTTCGCACCTCAATCTTAATAAATATATCTAGGCTTTGGGTGGCTCTTATTTTGGCCACGTTCTTTTACAATCTCAATTGCATCATTTATTCCCTTGATGTAAGCACTTGTATCGGTTATAGCTTTTATAAAACCAAGGTTTTCTTTTTTCTCATTTAACTGTTTCACAACCTCATCCACATCATAGGCAGTCGGTTGTTCTAGGATTCTATGCAATGCAAAATTAAACAAAGCTGTATCCATATCATCTTTCGTATTCCATTCTTGCAGCCTTTTTATCATTTCATCTGCATCAATCAGCCTCATAAAACACCTTCTTAATTGCAATAATCCAAAAACGCCTTAATCGTCTCATCAGCCTCACAACGTGTAAAAGAGCGTTTTCGCTTGTCTTTCTTTCTATGTAACGGCAAGCCAGCCATTTTTCTGCTATTATTGCTTAACAACATTTTCATGATAATTTCCTATCTTTATTCAACTTTTTCAAACCGTCCCATGTAATGACCTTTCCAGTCGGCACTTGCATCGGGCTTTTCTTCCATATTTGCCCTGTATGGCTTCGGAAGTGGCATCCAGGCATTCACAAATAAGTCCTGGCTGCTGCAAGTATCGCATCCATCAGCATCACCGACATACCATGCTCCACCACCATCATTATCTTTTTTATACCGTCCGATTATCGGAAGCGTGAAATTCTCAAATGACATCAGGACATATTCATCTTCTTCCGGAAGTCTCTCTTTCACCGGGATCCATTCTTTTTTCAGAACCGTCCGAAGTTCTGCCACCTCTGCATATTTTTCTATTAACATTTCTACACCATCAGGGTGTTCACCCGTATCTTCATAGTCCCTAAGCTTACACAGCGCACCATATAGCTTTTCTGCCACGTCTAAAGTAATCACATGGCCCGCTCTAAGCTGTTCCCACCTGACCCCCTTCAGACACCAGTTACCCAGATCATCCTTTTCCGTTAATCTTTTCATTTTCTTTCCCTTTTCTCACACACTCTCTATGCATGTACAATACCGTCCCTCTCTTTGTCCTGATCCACTCTGCATCCCCATTGATCACCTTCTGGCAGATGCAGCAGACCGGGACGGATATTTTCTTCGGATTATTCATTTGATAGTTCCCTCCGCGATCATTTGTTGTAGCTTCTTTTCAAGTTCCGCATTTTTAGCAATGCGGCTTTTCACCATTTCCATTGCATCAAGACCATGTATCTTACACATTTCAAAATCTTGATGTTGACGGCGCGTATCATCCTGCACAATGCAAAGCAGCAGCACCAATTCTTCCTCTGACATTATCTCTCTCTTATCTTTTGCCAGCTGTTTAATTACTGCCAGCATTGAATCATAGCAAAAGCAAATGGCATCCTCTGCCATGCTGTCTCCACCATAGTTCTCAAGCGTTGACTGCATATTTTCTCTCAAAGCCTGTTCCAGCTCTGTTTTTTTCAAATACATTTTGTCTCCTTTATCTTTTTCCATATTCCCGGATCAACTGTGCTGCTTTCTTCTGGCCTTTTTCTTCCAGGAAGCTAATTACATAATCAATATCACACAGCTGCCCTCGCTTTTTCTGGTTCAACCCGATGACCTCATCGATGCTGTCCCAATCAAATTCAATATTGTATTTTTTCTTTAAGACTTCTGCGTAGTCCCTGGCTGTTTCATATTGACAGCCGAACGGATCTATAGCATCCATCATGTCACACAGATTGATAAAGGCATCTTTCCATCTCAGCAGCCTGTCCTTTCCAAAGTGGAACTCCTGATTTAGCGAAAACATCACCGTTGGGGTGAATGTCGCCAATATTCGGTTTGCCAGGACCTGGCTTATCTCATTCGCCTTTTTTGCTGATACTTCCAGCGGAATGAAATGGGCATTTCTAACCCTGATCTCCTTCTTTAATTCTTCTATCCCGCCCCTTTCTACTATTTCCAGGGCATATTTGAGGCCGTCCATCCTAGCCTGATATGTTTTATCTCTTTTTATATTCATTTGTATTTCCTTCCTTGTCTCCAATGATCCATGTTGTACATGGTCCCTCCTTTCGGGCCGGGTAAAGGAGGTTTGATAGGTTCCCGGCCCTTTCGGTCAGTAGTATACTGGGTATAATAGATTGGGTAGTGACATATTCTGCTGACCACAAGTTTCTATGTATCAGCCCTTTTCAGGGCGAGATACCAACTGTTTCCCTCTACGGGTTGGATCCGGACACAGTGCCGTTCCAGCGTATGCCGGTCTTCTGAAGCTTTCACCCATCGGTGATGGGTGCTTTTCCATGTCGATCAATTCCGCTTCTTTTCTTTTTCTGCCTTTTTCTCTATATTCTGCTCTAACCTTATGATCTTCCATATAGTCTCCTACAGGTAGCTGATCCCGTATCTGCTACGGAACGCTTCCCTGGCTTCTTTTTCTGTTTTTCCGCCTGCAACCGCACGTTTCTCCCAGGCAAGTTGTCCCATCATCTTAGACATTGTTTCCGCCATTGGATTTCCATGGATCCGCGTAAGCACATCTCCTATGTTATGGCAGTTATTACAGCACGGGATTTTCAGTCCGTCTTCCTCTGCCTTTTTCCTGTTCGGGCCTCCGATCAGGTGATGCTTTGCTTCAACTGGCCTGCCGCAAAACAGGTAATACTCGTTATATTCTGTTATTATTCCTTTTTTCATTAGATTTCACTTGCACATCCAGCTCTTTGGATGGTATAATCTCCTTGCATGATTTTTGATATTGAGTAAAGCCCCGGTTCTCCAATCCCATACCAGGGCTTTATTCTTTTTTATCTGGTTTCAAAAACAACCGGTACTGTCCACCATGTTCCTGAATGGTCGGTACTATCTTTACCTTTTCTTGTGCTCTTCTGCAATCATCGCAGATACTTCCTTCTCCCGGATCCAGAAAGCAGCCACATTTGCGGCATTTATTCCACTTCCTCATCGGCTCGCCTGCCAAATGTTACATAATATGGAAAAAAATGTGATTGCCTCCAGAATCCAACAACGATATTTCCAATCCTCACATGCTTCCTTGGCTCCGTGAAACAGCCGTCTGTAATAATCTGTATCCATTTTTTATGCTCCCTTCTTTTCTTTCTCTCGATTCCGAATATTTTCCCACGCTCTTAAGATCACTTCATAAGCTGGATGTCCTTCCGGCAGTTTTATAGAAGACATATCCTCTATAATTTTTCCTGTCCGGGCAGAAATGTTGATAACTTTCATATCTCTCCTTCCTATGCTGTTTTCACCTCTTCCTTATCCAGGCGCTCTTTTGCTGCCAGGATATCTACAGAAGCTTTCATTATGGTCAGGCTATTGCTGTCCATTTTACTGAGCTTCTCCACCATTTCTACGATCATCTGGTTTTTCTTTTCTTCCATGCTCATGTACTCCTTTCTTTCGTTATTTTGTTGCTATGCCACTATTATATGTGGCTATGCAACTTTTGTCAATATATTTTTGTGGCATTGCTACTTTTTGTTGACAATGCCACATTTTTGATATATATTGAAATCATGAAAGGGGTGATCATCTTGAACAAAAGATTTAAATCTTTACGTCAGACGTTAGATTTAACTCAGCAGGAATTTGCTGATAAATTAGGTATTGTGCGAAACAACGTTGCATGTTACGAAACTGGTAAGCGTTCTCCTAGTGATGCCGTTGTTTCTTTAGTATGCAAAACTTTCAATGTTAATGAAAACTGGCTCCGAACCGGTGTTGGACCTATGTTTCTGGATCTTCCGGAAGAAGATGAAACTGCAGCTATTGTCGCAACTCTATTAGATCCAGATAAAGAACCATTTTTCAACGTTATTGTTGAAATAATGAAAAGCTACCAGTCACTAAGTCCAAATTCAAAGCAGGCAATTAATGAGCTTGCTGATAATATTTTGAAGAATTTAAACAAAAAAAGAGAGGGCTAACGCCCTCTTCTCTCCAGATACCTTTTTACCAGTGTAAACAGCTGTTTTAGAAATAAGGTATCCAACTGATCCATATAGCTTATATTCCGGATCAAAAATTGCTTCACATGATTGACATTAACATTATTATTCATATGTACCTTCCTTTCTCTACAGTAGTTTGTCTGTTAAAGCAATTATATCTTAGAAAGCAAGGTTTGTGTGGGTTTATGACGATTTGTCCACTATGGTGGACAATAGGTAAACAGATCATATGGCGGTACGTTCAGTGCCTCTGCCAGACAACACAGTGTATACACTGTTGGGTGTTGCTTTCCATTTTCAATATTATTGATCTGTGATTTACTTATTCCAGATAACTCTGAAAGTTTTCTAATAGACAACTTTCTCTCCACTCGTAATACGTATAAATTATAGCTAATCGTGCCTGTCAATCAATTAATCCTTTCATTACATTTATAAAAGGAGTTTACATGAGTAAAATTGTAGAATTATTACAAGAACTGCTAGGTAGTGTTGGAAATCCTCTTGGGGAAGCAACTTACCTTTCCATTGGTCATTTGTTTTTAGGCTCTTTTCTTTTTGGTTATAATCCATATGGAATTAAGCCTTTTATATATGTGGTTATTTCCTTTCTTGTATTATTACACTTTTTTAGTGCCTATAACGATATTATAAACAAAAAAGATAAATAATAATCCAGTATAATATAGGTAAATGTTATGAGACATAAAAGATATCTAATGTTAATTTATTTCGTTTCCTGTATTTTATTATTTGTTCCATATAATGTATTTGGGCATCCCGGGCGAACAGATTCACATGGCGGTCATTATGATCACAATACTGGAACCTATCATTATCATCACGGTAAACCAGCCCACTTGCATCCTAATGGCATCTGTCCATATATGCCCACTCAATCCGAAGACGTAGTTTCATCTGAAACCTCTGCTCCACCGGCAGAATCTCTTTCTTACAAAGAAACCGCAAATTCTTCTCCCAGTAAAATTGAATGGACAAATAATAAAAATCAACTATTCGGATTTAAAATATTGGTATGTGTGCTTAGTATCCTCATTTTTCTTATTCTTTATTACTTATTTAAGATTAATAAAAAACATTCTTTGCAATTATCTGTAGTGTGCAAAGAAAAAGAGGACATTGAATCTGAGTACACTGCTTTAAAAAGCACTAACTGGGTTCAGAAGATTAATCAAATGGAATCCGAAAAAAACGAATTAATTCAAACTTCTAATGAATTAAGAACTGAGATTTCTGCTTTACAACAAGAATTAAAAAATACAAAGGATTACTTACATTCCGTGGAGTATGAAAAACTTGTAAAAATCCATGAAATAGAATCCTTACAACTTCAAATTGATATTTTAAAAACTGATCTTGCAAAGGCTCAAAATGCAACTCAAAAAGTAGTATGTGCTTTAACTCAGCAGGAAGAACAAAATCAATTTTTTCAAAATCAGTTACAAACACTTACGGTTGATGCACTCCCTTTCCCCAAGGAACTTTTATATGAAGCCGGGGTACCAAGCGGGGTTACATTTGACAGCAATTATTTACCTCATTATTATGTCCAGCCCACTGTCGAAAAACATATGCGGGTTTATATTTCTCGCAACGGTAAATGTTATCATCGACAGTTTGGTTGTTCTGAAGCAACAAAACCTATCCACCTTTTTATTGCTGCGCAGAAATATGCTCCATGCGAACGATGCATTCCATACAAAGCCAGAAAGTATAAAGTGCCTGATTGGTATTTTGAGTTTTTAAAATTAGTTGATCAATATTCTAAAGAAGTTCAACAACTAGAAAGCAAAAATTAACTATGAAAACAAAAGCGATCCCTGCGCCAACAGGAACCGCTTTAACATAGATCACTCTTATCAGGTATACTGAAAGATATAATCCACTCCATTCCAGATTATACCATTTCAGTGGCACCTGCACAAGAGGTGTATTTTTTATACCCTTTTTGGAGGTACTCTTATGAAAAAAGCAGCTATTTATGTCCGGGTATCTACCCAGGAACAGGCTCAAGAAGGTTTTTCCATTCCTGAACAAACTGAAAGATTGACAAAATACTGTGAGGCTCACGGCTGGACCATTGGAAACATCTACACAGATCCGGGGTTCTCTGGAGCCAATACCAACAGGCCCGCTTTAAAGTGTCTTTTTAAGGACTGTGAACGGAAACGCTTTGATATTGTAGTGGTATACAAACTGGATCGTCTCTCACGTTCCCAGAAAGACACCCTCTATATCATTGAGGATGTATTTTTGAAAAATAGCATTAGCTTTATTTCCATGAACGAAAATTTTGATACTGGATCACCCTTCGGCAGAGCCATGATCGGCATCTTATCTGTCTTCGCCCAGCTGGAACGTGAACAGATCAAGGAACGTATGGCTATGGGACGTGAGGGCCGCGCTAAACAGGGCAAGTGGCACGGTGGTGGCAACGTTCCTATTGGCTATACCTCAGTTGATGGTAATTTAATCCCTGATGAATATGAGGCTATGCAGGTGCGCAAAGTCTTTTCATTGGCTCTGGAAGGGCATTCGTTCATACAGATCACCAGAATGATGGCTGCCGCCGGTTATACTCACAAATACGGCGCATATAAAGCCGGTTATGTAACTGTGTCTAAAATGTTGCATAACCCTATTTACATAGGGATGATTAAAAACGGGGATGATTATGTCTCAGGAATTCATGATCCATTAATCGACCAGCAAACCTTTGATGCCGTTCAAAAGCGCTTACAACAAATTTCTGATGATTATCAGAAAAATCACAGGAAAAATCAGCCTGTTGCCTACATGCTTTCAGGTTTATGTCACTGTGCCCTCTGCGGATCAGAATACTCAGGCTTTTATGTTGGTGCAAAAGGATATCGTAAAAAATATTATAGATGTAAAAAAAGAGCCTATCACTGGCGCGAGAAAAAAGAAACCTGTACCGCCCCCAATATCCGCGTAGAGCAACTGGATGCAGCTGTTATCGAAGAAATCCGTAAAATACAGACAGATCCAGCATATTTTGAAAAGGTTTCCAAACCTCAGACATCTATCAATAATGAATTACAAACCTTAAATAATCGCTTCTCCGAAATTCAGAAACGGATTCAGCGGACCATTAAGTTATATTCCTTGGGAAATATTGAAGATGATGATATTGACGATCAGATGAAGCAGCTATACTGTGAGCGTGATTCTATCCAGAATGAAATTGATCGTCTTTCTGGAAGTCAACCTGATGTTGATTATATAAAAGAAGTACTTTCTCTGGCTGTGCTCGAAGATATGTCTACCTTAGAACTCAGGCAGTTATGTCAAACCCTTATTGACCATATCATCATCAAAGAAGATGAAAGCATAGAGATTTACTGGGCCTTTTAA